GCCCTTGTTCGCGCCGAGAGCAGCGAGAGGCTTGTAGAAGTTCACGGGAACCACCTGATCGACAGGGAAGGCCATCGGAGTGATGTGAGGTTCAGCGCCGCCCAGAGAGTCAGCCGTTGCAGCCGCGATGAACAAGTCATCACGCAGGCGGTTGAGGCCGTTTGACATCTCCTCGATAACCGGCCCGGTTGGAAGCGGGATGGAGTCAAGAAGGGCTTGGTCGAGACGGTCAAACTTGATCGGCTCAGCTTCCAGGTTGGACCAGAAACCCGAGCGGAATCCGGCCTTGAATTCGCGTGCGTTGTGCACACCAAAGCGGGTGTTGTTCACCCTCCATTGGATCGTGTCACGCAGGCGCTTGACGTATTGTTTCGCCGTCCAATCAGAGGCGACGTTGGTTGTGCCCGCGAACTTAGCATCGAGCTGCTGAATCTTCGCGGTGAAAGCGTCTTCCAATTGGCGACGCGTATGTTCGGGGATGGTGTAAAGAGTGTCAGACATGACAGAGAAGAGAATTTGAGGTTTCCTCCTCGCCCCTTCGGTAAGCCTCAATTGAGGGCCGGTTCAGCGCGGTAAGCTGGACGGGGTAAGTCGCACAAAGGCGAGCCCCTGCTCTGTGACTATTCGGTGAACCAACTCCCCAGAGCGCAAACGGTTTTTTCAAAAAGATGGAGCGGCCCAGTGAGTAACCACAACCCCGGGCCGCTCCAGTGCTCAGACGCCCTTCTCGTAGGCCCTCTTGACCTTCGCGGCGACATCCTTGTCGCCAGCATTCCACTTCGCATGAAGAGGATGATCCTTGTTGTTCATGATGTTTTTCGCCTCAGCCAAGGTGATTTCACCACCGGCAGACGCACCCGAACCCGAATGAAGCGCGTGTTCACCGATCTTCGCCGCCAGCTTCGAGAAGGCGCTCAATGCAGACACTCCCCAGAAGTCGTTATGCGAAGGGTCGAAAGCCTCCTTCGGAATGTTGATGTCAGGCAAAGCGCCGACCTTTTGAGCCGCAACAACAGCCGCATCGAGACCCGCGCCGAATGTCTTGGTAAGCTCCTCCTTCTCCAGCTTGAGCGCGTTCTCCGCAGCCGCCCGCATTTGCGTTTGCGACTGTTTCACGTTCTCGAGTTGGAAGGCCTGCAGCTCTTTCGCCTGCTGCTTCGTCAGACCGAGAGACGCCGCCTTAGCCGCAAAGGATGCGGCGAGGTTGTCATCCCATGTCACGCCTTCCGGCAGATCGTCAGGCTTGGCGATGCCGTAGTCTTCCGGCTTCTCAGGAGCGCCGATGGACCGATAAAACGCCGCACGCTCTTCAGGCGTTGCGTTCTCGCCTGGAACCTTGACCATACCTTCCGTCTTGGCACGGGCCGCCGTCATGTTGTCGGTGATGAACTTCACCAACGGTGCCGGTGCTTTGTCCTTCCAGGCGGTGAAATCCGTCAAGCTCTCAGTGCCGTCATCAGCCTTCGTGACGATGGCTTCATGCCAAGCAGGTTCAGGCGGTGGATTGCCACCACCACCGCCCCCACCAGCGCCGCCCTCGCCTTCGCGCATCATGCCTTGTTGGAGTCGCAGCCAATTCACGCTTTACCCCCTTTCCATCCCGGTGTCTTCGTCCCCTTCCGAGGATCTTGCCCCTGAGGAATCGGGTAGCCGTCAGCCTTGTATGGCTTCGGCTCGTTCTTCTTCGGAGTCTCTTCGGCTGGAGCCTCTTCTTCATCGCCCGAGTCCTCCTCAGGATTCACAACTTTAAACGAGAGAGCATCATCACCCGCCGCTTTGCGGATCGCGCCCTTGTCCTGATTGCTCACCTTCACAGTGAGAACTGCAACACCGTCTTGAATGCTGCCGATGGTTTCGCCATTCTTTAGAATGGACCCGTCTTCGATTTGAATATCACTCATTGCTTCGTTGCTTTGGGTTTAGGTTTCGCCTCCGGTGGAGGCATGGGTTCGTTGGAAGCGTAGCGCCACAGGAGCGCCACCACTTCACAGTTTCCGTGTTGATGCGGCGTCATGCCTTCAACGTGAGCCATCGGGTGTCGAATGGCGCAAAGGGCTTTCAGGAGCAGCCGACCAGACGGCGTATCAAACGTGTCACGACACGCTGCAATCAGCGCCTGAGGCATCGTACCGTTCGCCGTGAGATAGGCGTTAAGCTCTTGTTCCAGTGTCATTGTGCCGCTCCAATTGCTGCTTTCACCAGTTCAGGACTCTTGCTCGCCTCCATCATCATCTCCTTCTCTTCCATCGCCTGTTGCGCCTTTGCCCGCGCCTCGCGGATGGATTGCACCTGTTGAATCGGATTTAGGTAATCCACGGGAAGCCCGTCGTTGCGCGTGATGTCGCGGAAAGCCGTGTCAGAATCCAGATGGTCGAAGACTTCCGGCCTCAGTTGTGCCAACGGCATGAACAGTTCCAGCATGTTGGCAAAGGCTGTCTTTTTCAATCCCTGCAATGCCACGGCCATTCGGGAGGTGTGAACGACACGAGGATAGAGCAAGATCGGTTCACCTGATGGCGAGCGAACCACGGCCTCAGGCGGTGCTGGCGGGAAGAGTCCGGCCCGCATAAGCAACATGAACGCACGTTCCAAGATCGGATTGATTTGCTCACTGGTGACCGACGTGAACGCAGGGCTGAATCGTGCCAGCTTCTCAGCTTCCCGTGCCCGCACTTCTTGTGCGGTGATCTGCCGCTCGATCATGTTGAACTGCTCGAACAGTGAACGGTGGAACATCTCTCCAATGAGAACTTCTTTCCGCTCGATCATCTTGAGGCCGACATCGAAGCGACCGCCCGTCATCCACTCCTTCGGGCCCTCGCCAGTCATGGGGCCGATGGTGATGCCGCCAGCTCGCAGGTCAGGGATTGCTTCCATGCCTTCAGGAATGATGACGCGCGGATTCACTGTCACCTCGCCCAGCGTCGTCATGAGAAGTTCGAGGTAGTTGACACCGCGAATCTCAGCCAGCGCGAGCATTGCCGGGGAGCATCCATAGGGCGAGCGTTCCGACCAGCGGAAATAACGGCCGGCAAACCCTGGAAGCTCTTCAAACCCACCTTCACTCACCACCGTCTTAGACGTGATGTGGATATACTTCGACCCCCAAGGCATTCCCAGGGGTCCGCGCTCAGGGTTCACTTCGTTGTCTGGACGCTGATAAAGCGTGTGAAGATAGCGGCTTGGCTCGCTGAGCTTGTTCGACGCGAGCTGCGTCTTGACCACTTCCGGCAGGTTGTCTTGCCCGAAGATCTCCAGCGCCTGTTCAGCCGTATAATCGAACTCACGGAAGACACGATGGACGTATCCCTCGGCATCTTCGGCGACAGTGTATGAGCCCGAATCGAACGTCCTGAAGTTCAACGGGTGACGCTTCCCGCCGCTCAACCAGATCATTGACGTTCCAAACGTTGACCAGTCCGCGAACGCTTCGTGAATCCGATTGTAAAAGTTGCTGGAAGCGAAGTAGGTCAGCGCGATCTCGGTGCATTCACCCAGCCAATCCTCCACCGCTGGCGCATCCTTCAGCATCGGCACCGGCTTCCACGCGAACCAATTCTGATCGCTAGGCGTGATCCACGACACACAGTTCGAAGCGAGCGTTTGATTCGCCAGTGTCGCCGTCGCATTGAGTAGCCTCTGATCCGGCGTGAACGATTGATTCGATGAAGCGTTCCCGTTGCTGGCAATCAGTGCCGAGACCTTCCGCGTCAGACACATTGACCCGCACTCATGCCACAGGCCGACCATGCCGGAGGCATCGGAGCGCATTTGCTCATTGAGCTTGATGAGTGCTTCGGCGTCGGTCCTCATGCCACCTTCGCCCCTCCGAGCGTGCTCGCCCCACCCAGCGGAGCCGTTGCCTGCGTCTCGCCCTTCATCGTCGTCTTCGCAAAACCGAACCGGCGTGCACTGCGGCGGCGTTGCTCTTGGCCCGCCTCGAATACGTCAGGGCTCGCCGAGGTGGGAGGTGAGGCCGGGACAGACTTCGGAATCTCGAAGTTTCCAACCTCCATCTCCTGAGACTTCATGAACTCCATCTGTTGCTTGAATTGCTCCTCCGAAAGCTTGCGGGCCTTCGCTTGCTCCTTGATGGCGGCTGAATTGTTTGGTGATCGCATGGCTAAAAGTCTCCCACTTGACGAAACGGGGTGAACCACGCCTCGCAAATGCAAGCCATTTTTTCGGAGAGGGAAGCCACTGCGCCGCCTCAGCCAGGTCGCCCGAGAGCGCCCAGATGAACCAGCAATCGCCCCCCTCATCCGTCTGCTCGATGTCCGCCAGCCTGTCCGCATCCCAATGACTCCACACAGGCCTCGCCATTGCAAAGGCCTTCGGAGTGGAAACAACGTAGCCATGCTGAAGGTGTCGCCACAGATCGGGCGTGAACTCATCGCTAAATCCAGCCTCGCCAAAGGCCTCCGTCATGCGCTCGAACGGGCTCATCGCATCCGCATCCCCATGATTGCCTGTTTCCGCACCGTCACGTTGATCTTGCCCGCGTTGGTCGCAGCCTGCCCCCATTTCGGCGTCAAACCCGACCTGTCCGCCTCGCCAAACGTCCGCAGCCCGTCGGCAATGTGAGAGGCCCAGTTGTGCAAAGGCACGTTGCGCGTGATCCCACTGGACGTGTCAGGCGCGGACTCATAAGCCTTCAGCCCCTTGATACCCTCGTCACACGCAGGCGTCCGAAACTCGAACGTCGGGAAAAGTTGGCTCACGTAGTCAATCCCCATCCATACGTCAGCGATCGGTGGGACCACGACGATGTTATCCAGCCCCGCCTCCTTCGCGTCCTGCGCCCACGTCCTGCCCGTCCGGCTCGTCTGACCCGCGTCATGGGGGACGTAGTGCTTCCCGAAGGTGTAACCCTTCTGCTTCATCTGCGCCACCCGCTCCACCAGCGTCCACGGATGGCCGATATCCACGTCAATGAACCGAGTCACCCCATGCGGGAGCCGCTGCCAATACCAAACCACCGTGTTCCTTGGCCCGCCCAAGTCCCATGACGTATTGACCGGCGCTCGACCGTCGATGGGGAAGCCTCCAATGCGCCCCTCAGTCTGAGCATCCGCAATCCAGCGCCCCCAGATAGCACTCTCATTTGTCGCCGTGAAGTCACAGTAGAACTCCTGCCGGATCAAGTTGTCACTCATCCCCGAACGCCGCTCCTCATCGATCTCCGCCGCGCTGATGGCCTTCGTGTCATCCACATTGAGCACCTGGACAAACCACTTCGGGTTCGTCTTGTTCAGCGTGATGAGGTCGAACCAATGGTTCTCACCCTGCGCCGTCCC